TGTTTTCAATTAACAAATTTAAACCGTTATAAAATAAATTTTGATTCAAAAGATTTTAAACAAAAAGTGAATGATGATTTTTTGAGTATAGGCAATGCAAGTGCCAAAGTTGCTGCTGGGCCTGATAAAGTTGCTGCTGGGCCTGATAAAGTTGCTGAGTCCAAAGGTGCTGAGTCCAAAGTTGAAAAATTGGTACATAATTTTAACAAACATATTGTTGACCAATTACAAAAATTGGTACCACCACTAAAAAATACTGATGCAGCTGGTATTACGCAAAAAAATAAAAATTTGGTACCCAAATTTAACCAACGTATTTTGGAAGAATTAAAGAAATTAACAATAAAGAGCAATGTTATTGAAGAAACCAAAGCAATACAATCAGAACAAAATGATTCTATGGAAGAATATGTACGATATTTATCAAATAGGAGTTGATATTAAATAAAAACTTTTATTTATTCAAAAAACTTGTAGGAACCCCGGGTTCCCATCATGTTCCGAAAACCAGAACGCAAACCCTTTGTCCAATATCGTAAAACCAATACAATACTGGATTCCCACTCGGTTAAAATGAAACACATTTGACCATTCAAACGGCACAAATTCCCTATCTAATTTCACCAGCATATGATAGTAGGCCAGCGTTTTTGCCCCATGCACGTGTTCGCAATAATGCACCACGCAATAATAGCATTGGTCCTTTTCCGACCATTGTGGCGGGGTTGAACCACGGATTGTAATTAGTTGTTCTACGGGGACCGATTTGACAATTTTCAGCGTATCTCCTTCCAATTCGCCGATTTCAAATGGTGCCCATCGGTATATGAATCGTTCTTTGTTGTCGCTTTGCTTACAAATCGGTATCCAGTTCTTCTCGCAATATGTGTCGGTCGGCGGTTCTAAAACGCGGCCATTCTCAAACATTGCCATGGATGCCGAATAATCCCCCGTTATCATCCGGATTTTCTGCATCACATGGTATGATTTGTTGGTCGCCACATACTTCAGCTGATTTCCACTAATAAATAATCGCACGTCTTCCAAACCTGTAATGGATTTGTCGTATTCGCGGAGCCCAATCATCCCCTCCCACATGAACTCGGGGTCCGGTAAAATTTCTCTAAGGTCATCCGTCAAATAACACCGCAAATTGAGCGTCTCCAAATGTCCGTTTGGGTGATTAATATGGTATCTGCCATACTCGTCCAGTTTGTAATTCACGTATCGCACGTTCAAAATGTGCTGACCATCAAAGAATACATAACTACTGGATGACGGATAGAACCCGGGTTTCTCTGGGAACGCATATCTCACGGTCGCCATTCCGGTTTCGTCCGCAATGCATCTGGAAAAAAGATGCGACGGAATGCGGACAATGCTGTCGTCGTGGTCGGCCTTGAACCAGACAATTTCCCACCCAGCATTGACTTCCAACCACGCCCAGAAATTGACTTCCCAAGTAATGTGGCGATATCGGTGCATAAATACCGTGAAATGCTCCAAATAAAGGTCAAATAAATCCAAAAAGGATTGGCCGTCGCCAATCATGAATCCGCCGCAAAACCGCCAGTTAATGTTGTCGACAATGCTTTCCATTCCCTGCCCCTTTTCCCAGCAACCGGGGTTCGCAATGAATCGGGGTTTCCATTTGCAAGTGGTCAAGAATTTCATATAGTTACTCGTTGCCTCTTTGCGCTTGAATATGTGTGTTAAATTGAAATCAATCCACGCGAAATGCTGTGTATCAAATGGATTTTCATTGACCGCGTTCACTACGAACTCGATTTTCATATTCATCAAACAGAGAAAAAGAAAGGTGTCTTTCACTATGTTGCGAGAAGCTGGCAAATTGCCCTTGTATAAGCTGCAGACCTTATATGTCCACGATTTGGAATAATCCACGTCTCGCAAAACCACGTTGGAGTATTTGGTCCATTCATCTTTATAGGCTTCTTTAATCTCGGCATCCACGTAGAGAACGATGGGAACACCTGTTTTTGCAATTTTTGCAAAATTGTCCATTCGCCAACTGTGGGTTTTGTGGGGTTCTTTGCAATTTATATTCACAAAACAAGATACGTATGTGAGAGACGACTTTGATGTTGGAAAAAGGTTCATTGTATAAAAATATATTTACTGTCTAAATATATTTTTTTGATTTATTTATGTCCCTTTAATTGTAATTTCATCTGCTTTATTTATTTGTTCTTCCACCAGGAATTTGCACACATTTTCTCTCTGGTCGCCGGTCAAAGTAATGACTTCTCCCAGTTTGGAGTCTTTCGAAATAAAACCATTGCACTGGTATGTTTTCTTCAGATGCGACAATATTTTTTTCAGGTCAAGGTCTTCAGCCAATCCAACAACCGATGTGGTTGATTTTTTTCCATTTCGTTGCTGGGTTTGAATAGTTACGCTCATTCTTATTTGTTTATTGGCAATATTTTTATATTTTATCAATAAATCTTTTTTTGCACCAAATATATAATGACATCCTCCTCAGTGCTGTTGGAAATCACATTGAGCGATTGGACACCATCCGTTAAAAATCCTACTTACAAAAATGTGAAGATTTTTCAGGTTGGGGGGAAAATAATGATGTCTCAACTAGTGAACCGCCGAAATCGACTGCCCGATAAAATTATTAGTGACTATATATTTACACCGTTACAAATTGGATTTTTGAAACAGAATTTAGAAACAATCGAGAAATCCACCAAAGCATTTGTTATCAGTCTTCCGCCATTGGGGCTCGAGTATGATTTGGAGAAATGTATTATCAACTTTGAACATTATATTAAGGATAATAATAGAGAAATTACTTTGAAAGTTGACCAGATTTATAAAGAATGTATTTTTAATTTGAAAAACAAAAACGAAACATTGGAGAAAGAAATGGCACAGCTGCAGAGAAATCTTAATAAATATAAATATGAATACAAAGAACTTTCACTAGAATATAATCGGATTTATGATACCAGTTTGTGTGCCAAATATGTTGATTTGCTCAACAAAACTAAACAGTTGGAGAGCCTTCTTGAAAAAGAGAAATTTGAAAAAGAGCAATTCATTGCATATTGCAATAATTTGAATGAAAAACTAATAGAACTCACTGATGAAAAAGTGTAAATGATGTAAAATTGAACTCTTTTTTTGCAAAAATAATAAAGACATAAAATTAAAACATTGTTACACCAAAAGCTTATTATTAAAATATTATTATACCCAAACGCTTATTATACCACCAAAATGTCAAAGACCATTTTATGTGAAGCCGAACTCAGACGTGTGAGAGAAGAAGAAGAAGAAATGGAAGAGTATCGTGCATGGAAGGAACAACAAAAACCTGAACCCAATCCCGAAATGTGGAAAATACTCGCCATGCAAGAGAGTGCCAGATTACAGGAACGCGAACGTCTAAGACACTACGACGACGACGTAGAAGACGAAGAAGAAGATTTGATGGACATGCCATTGCGCAACATGAATGATCTTCAGATTGAAAACTACGTTAAACGCATTGGACATTGTCCTCGCGATGAATGTGACGAATGGACTATGGTATATAATGGAGGTGCTATCATTAGATACTCATATTGCAACTTCATTCAATGGCATATAGAAGACAAAATTGTCTCCAATATCACCATCACTCGTGCCATATTTAATGAAATCACCTTCACAAATTATGTCTTTGATAACGTTACATTTGATGAATGTGTCTTTAAGGATATTATTTTAAATAATACTACTTTTAAGAATTCAAAGTTCATTGAATGCGAATTGGACTCAAGTATGGTTCTTGACAAATCGTGTGAAATTATTAATTACTTTGACTCTGATGACGATGACCACATTCATATTACATATTATTAATATAAAATATTATAACTGCAAAAATAAACACAATATAAAATTATTATTATTACACCATCCAAAAAGAAAAATAAACATAACCTGTATAACAAAATATAAAATTATTATTATTACTTAATTAATCAAAAATAAAAACAAAAGGCGTTTTACGTCTTTTTTTTTGGTATATTTATAAGTTTATTTCACAAATAATTTAATAATAATAATAAACAGCTGGAGAGCCTGGAAAAGATAAATTTGAGTACATTGATGAAAAAGAGTAAATAATGTAAAATTGAACTCTTTTTTTGCAAAAATAATAAAGACATAAATTATCAAAAGCTTATTAAAATGTACTCTAACAACAAGAAACCATTCTGTAAGGTTTGTGCTGATGCCGGAAAGACTGATACTGCGCACTATGTACGGCTAACTCCTGACCCGAAATCACCTGTGATTTGCCCTACTTTGTTGGCGCTTGAGTGTCGGTATTGCTTTAAATCGGGACATACTGTTAAGTATTGTGCTGTTGCCAAGAAGCTCAAAAGGACTACAACTTCCAATAATAACAAATTTGCAACTTCAATTGCTAAGGCTAACCAAACAGATGACAATTATCAATACTATCGCTACTGTGAAGACTACAGTCGCTCGCCGAATCTTGAGGCATACTTATCGGAACCTAGTGTAGAATTAAAACAAGAACAACTTACTGTGGGAGAAAAATATAGAGACAGATTGTATGAAATTTTATACGAATATTTTAAGAATGAGTTTCATCGAGAACGAACCTGTAAGGTGGTTGACAGGTTGCTAGAATGTAGTAGCGAAGAAGAATTGGAAGAGTTTATGAGTAATAGACTTTATCTTGAGGACTGTGCAGATGAAATCTTTACGGCACTAAAACAGTTTGACCCACCTGCCAAGGGTTATGATGATTGCTAACCAAACATATTTATTTACATATTTTATTTAATTTAATCTTAAAATAAATGGGGGGTGACCCCTTTTTTATTTTTCATTTTTTCTAAGAAAAAAAATGAAGTAAAACACATTTTTTTTATGCGCTACATGCAATGCATTCTTCCGCCTTCTTCGGTTCAATCGTGAACTGTTGCGCCTTGTGTTTGCCTCTGCGTCTCAAATAATACATTCCCGTTTTTAAGCCCTTCGACCACGCGTAAAAATGCATCGATGTGAGAGAATTATAATTGGGGTCTTCTTGCCACAAATTCAGACTTTGGCTCTGGCAAATAAATGCACCGCGGTCCGCCGCCATATCAATAATGTGGCGCATCGGTATTTCCCACACAGTGCGATACTTACGTTTTAATGTCTCGGGAATGTTTTGAATATGCTGAATGCTACCATTGTTTGCAATGATATTATTCTTGAGTTCGGTGTTCCATAAACCCATCTCAATGAGTTCTTTCATCAAATACTTGTTTGTTAGGACAAATTCGCCCGCCATTGTTCTGCGACTGTAAATATTACTGGTGAACGGTTCGAAACATTCATTGAATCCGAGGATTTGCGAAGTGGATGCAGTCGGCATTGGCGCGAGAAGCAGCGAGTTTCTAAGACCCGTGGTTGCAATCTTTGTCTTAAGCGCAGACCAATCCAAATGGTTTGAGGGAGCGATGTTCCACAGATCGTATTGCAACTGGCCCTGGGATGCGGGTGAACCAGCATATGTTTCATAGGGTCCTGCAATGGACGCTATGTCCGCGGATTTGGACAAAGCGCCATAATAAATGGTTTCGAAAATTCGCGCATTCACCTCTTTGGCCTCATCGCTGTAAAAGGGGATGTTCAATAACATGAAGACATCGGCCAACCCTTGGACGCCGATTCCAATGGGTCTATGGCGTAAATTGGAC